AGAGTTGGCAAACATCTTGTCTGCTGAGATTCTTGCAGAAATTAACCGTGAGATCGTTCGTACAGTTAACGTAAAAGCCAAGCGTGGTTCTCAGCAAGCTGATATCACTGCTGCTGGTACTTTCGATGTTAACGCTGACTCAGATGGCCGTTGGTCAGTTGAGAAGTACAAAGGTCTTTTAGTCCAGACTATGCGTGAAGCTAACGTTATTGCTAAAGAAACACGTCGTGGTAAAGGTAACTTTATCCTGTGTTCTTCAGACGTAGCTGCTGCACTGAGCGCATCAGGTATGCTTGACTATACACCTGCTCTTGCTGGTAACGCTAACCTTACTGTAGACGATACAGGAACAACTTTCGCCGGTACACTTTCAGGTGGAATGAAGGTCTATATCGATCCATATGCAAACGTAGATTATATCAACGTCGGTTATAAGGGTGCAAATCCTTATGATGCTGGTCTTTTCTACTGCCCATACGTTCCATTAACAATGGTTCGTGCAGTTGGTGAGAACACCTTCCAGCCGAAAATCGGCTTCAAGACACGTTACGGAATGGTTGCAAACCCATTCGTTGGTTCAACACCAGGTAACGACACAGGTACTAATGCTACTAACCAGTACTATCGTATCACAAAAATTACAAACATCCTTTCATAGGTCTTGTAATTCAATATTGAGAAAGGCGGCCTTCGGGTCGCCTTTTTTGTTTGTATAAATAGATCTATAGGAGTTAAGAATGCCGTATAATATATCTGTAGACTTTAAAGATAATCTCAGCCAAGGTAGTGTTGCTGCTTTGAACTTTGTGAATCCGACTGCGTTCAAGCTAGTGATTGATTCACAAAAGTATAAGAATGCTCAGTTTATGGCCCAGACTATTGCTTTGCCTGATATGTCTGTAACTGGTGCTGTGTTCAATACAAGAAACCGTAATATTGTAGAAGCTCCAGATAAAATTGAATATGGTCAGTTCGATATGACTTTTCTTATTGATGAGTATCTTCTTAATTACAAAGAGTTGCATGACTGGATGCTAGGTCTTGTAACTGAAGATGATCAAGGTGTTCGTAAAGAAAGAGATATGACATTACAAATTTTAAGTAGTCACAACAATGTAATATCTGAAATTCAGTTTACAAATGCAATTCCAATTAACTTAAGCTCTTTGCCGTTTGATGTTAAATCAACTGACGTAGAATACTTAACTGGCAATGTGACCTTCCAATATAACTACTTCAAATTCCTTACGAAAGGGTTTAACGGAGGAGTATAAATAATTTTACATAATGAGGTGAATGATGAACTTAGATGATATATTTGCAATGTGGAAAAAGGACTCTCAAATCGATGAGAATAACCTAGATCAAGCCACGCTTGAGAATGCTAAACTGCACTCAAAATACTTAGAACTACACTCCAATGCTAAACTACAAGTTAAGCGTAAAGAACTTGCTTTCAAGATCTTACTCAAAGACAAGTGGTTATGGTATAATGGAAAGATGACTCAGTCTGAAATGGAAGAAAAAGGCTGGAGTTTTGACCCACTTAATGGACTTAAAATATTGAAAGGTGAGATGGACTACTATTATGATTCTGACAAAGAGATTCAAGAAGCCCAAGCTACTATTGAGTATTGGAAAACGATTGAAGAAGCTTTGAAAGAAATTATGGATACTATAAAATGGCGTCATCAGTCTGTTAAAAACATGATTGAATGGCGGAAGTTCACCTCAGGTGTCTAATGCCCACAATCATAAAGATTAAGAAAAAGAATCATGCAATGATAGTGATTGATTCAGAACCAAGTGTTTTGAACGAACTATCTGACTTCTTTACATTCTATGTTCCTGGATATAAGTTTATGCCAGCATATAAGAACAAGGTATGGGATGGAAAGATACGGTTGTTTGATATAAGAACTCATGAGTTATATGCAGGTCTCTATAGGTATGTAAAGGAATTTGCAAATGCCGAAGGTAGAGACTATGCTATTGAGTTAGAGCATGATAATTATTACGGTTACCCAGAAACAACTGGTGAGCCTGATATGAGTTTCTTAAGTGATTATACACTCACTGATAATAAAGGCCAAAAGATCGAACCAAGAGATTATCAGATTCGTGCAATAGAACATGGTCTTAGAACTAAATCAGCAATGTTGATATCACCTACTGCATCTGGTAAATCGCTTATTATCTATTGTCTTATGAGATGGTATTTAGAAAATCATGATAAAAAGGTTTTGATTGTAGTACCAACAACATCTCTTGTTGAACAAATGTATTCAGATTTTGCTGCCTATGGTCAATATGATGATGGCTATGATGAAGCAATATGTCAAAGAATATATTCAGGTGCGCCTAAACATAACAATCCAGCAAGGGTTATTATATCAACTTGGCAATCAATCTATAAACTGCCTGGTACTTGGTTTTCTCAATATGGTGCGGTATTTGGAGATGAAGCACATAACTTTAAAGCTAAATCATTAACTAGTATTCTTACAAAACTACGAGATGCTGAATATAGATTTGGAACAACAGGAACATTAGATGGAACACAAACTCATAAACTAGTACTTGAAGGATTGTTTGGTCCTGCTTTTTATGTTACTACAACCAAAACTTTAATGGATACTAATGATCTTGCACAATTAGATATTAAAGTACTATTGCTAAAGTATAAAGACGAGCACTGTAGAATAGTGAATAAATATAAGTATCAAGACGAAATAGATTGGATCGTAAGATACGAAAACCGTAATAACTTTATTTCTAATCTTGCTCTTGATCAAGATGGTAATACACTTGTTCTATTTCAATTCGTAGAGAAACATGGGAAACCACTATATGATATGATTTCGAATAAGGCACATAAGAGAAGAAAAGTCTTTTATGTATCTGGTGAAACGAATACTGATACTAGAGAACACATTCGTAAGATAACGGAGGAACAGAAAAATGCTATCATTGTCGCATCTCTGGGTACTTTTAGTACCGGTATTAATATTAGGAATCTACACAATATTATCTTTGCTTCACCTTCAAAGAGCCAGATCAAAGTTCTTCAATCAATTGGACGAGGATTAAGGAAGAGTGATGATGGTAAGAATACCATATTGTATGATATTGCAGATGACTTACATTGGAAGAGTTCTAAAAACTATACACTTTTACATGCAGCGGAAAGAATTAAAATATACACTAAAGAACAATTTACTTTTAACATTATAGAGATACCATTACCATGACATACAGTTTAGACGATATTAATATTCAGTTGTTCAAGCTATCATCAGGAGATGAAATAATCTCTTTGGTGTATGAAGAACCAGAAGGAATACTTATTGGATTAGAATCTCCCTTACTTCTTCATGTAAAGGTGACAGCTCAAAACCATTCATATGCATTTAGTGATTGGTCACCAATGGCTAAAGATAGAGGTAGGATTACCTTAAATCCAAGTCATGTAGTTTCTCAAGCAGAAGCAGATGATGAAATAAAAGAACGGTATATCCGAATGTGTTTACGCATGCGGGAAGATGAAGAGGATTTTGAAGAAGAAGAAACTGATCAATTAAGAGACGATCAATTAGAATTGTACAGGTCTATGATACCTAAGAAAGTATCGATACATTAGTATACTCCCTCTCTCCCCTAACACTCTATTATTATATCACATATTTGCTGAGATGTAAACGGCTTTCTGCAGATTTTGTGAAAATAATTTAGTCATCTTTTTCCTTTACAAGTGATTGAAACTGTGTTATAATAACTGTATTAATAATGAAATAAAGGAAACATAAATGGATATAAATCTACAAACCCACTTCAGGGATTTTCAATCAATCACGGATATTGACCTTAAAATCAAATACCTTAAGGACAATATGGACGATTTGTCCACATACAACATTCACGTTCCTAATCTAATTACGGCATGGGAATCTAACTCTTGGCCATGGAATAGGCCTAAACAACTAGGGGAGTCTGAAACGGTATGAAACCAAAACAAAAACCACACTATGTAAATAACAAGGAGTTTTCACTGTCTGTGGTTGACTATGTGAAACTTGTAAATGAGGCGCAAAAAGCTGGTACTAAGCTTCCTATAGTTCCAGATTATATTGCAACTTGCTTTCTTAAGATCGCACAGGGCTTGTCACACAAGGCCAATTTTATTCGCTATACATATCGCGAAGAGATGGTAATGGATGCGGTAGAAAACTGTTTGAAAGCAATTACCAATTATAATATTGAAGCTGCAACGCGCACAGGTAATCCCAATGCATTTGCATACTTTACACAAATATGTTACTATGCATTCCTACGTAGACTTGCAAAGGAGAAGAAACAACAAGACATCAAATTCAAATATATCGAAAAAGCTGGTATAGAAGATTTTATTATGGGTGCAGATACCGATAGTACTATTGATTCTACCACAAGAGCCTTTGTTGATCAACTTAGAGATCGTATTTCAGTAGTACGTGGAAAAGATGAATCAATCAAAGAATTTGCAAAAGAAGAAAAGAAGAAAGAAAAGGCTCGCAAAGCGGAAGGCCTAGAACTCTTCATGGGAAACTAAATGAAAATAGCAGTCTTGAATGACACCCACGCTGGTGTTAGAAATAGCTCGGACATATTTCTAAATTATCAAAAGAAGTTTTATGAAGATCAATTCTTTCCATATTTGAAAGAACATGGCATTACACAGATCTTGCATCTGGGTGATTACTATGATCATCGTAAGTTTATTAACTTCAAAACACAAAACGAAAATAGGAAGATGTTCCTTGAACCTATGAGAGAAATGGGTATCACAATGGACATTATTCCAGGCAACCATGACGTATTCTATAAGAACACAAATGACTTATGTTCTCTTAAAGAACTACTTGGTTACTATACAACTAACGTTAACATTATTATGAAGCCAACTGTAGTAGACTATGATGGTCTACGTATTGCATGTATTCCGTGGATTAATAACGAAAACTACGAATCTACTATGAAGTACCTTTCTAAAGTAGATGCTGATTGGGTAGGATCTCATTTAGAACTTGAAGGTTTTGAAATGATGAGAGGTGTAACTAATACACATGGTATGAGTAAAAATACGTTTAAGAGATTTGAATGTGTTATGTCAGGCCACTTTCATACTAAATCAGCACAAGACAATATACATTACCTAGGCTCACAATTTGAGTTTACATGGGCAGATGCTAGTGATCCCAAATACTTTCATATTATTGATACTGAAAATCGCTCACTTACACCTGTCAGAGTAAACCAAACATTGTTCAAAAAAGTCCTTTACAACGACACTAAAATGGATTATAATAACTATAATTGTCATGAACTTATAGATAAGTTTGTCAAGGTGGTTGTTGTTAATAAAACAGATCACTTTATGTTTGATAGATTTATTGATCGTATTCAGCAAATCGATCATCATGACTTAAAGATAGCCGAGACGTTTGACGAATATATCGGTGAAAACGTAGTTGATGGTGGTATCTCTGTTGAGGATACTACTGAACTGCTTGACTCATATGTTGAAGCGGTTGATACAGATCTAGATAAGGAAAGGATGAAAGCCTTAATGAGAGGTCTATATGTTGAAGCACAAAATAGTGAGGTGCTATGATTAGATTTAAGTCAGTCCAGTGGAAGAACTTTCTTTCAACTGGTAATAATATAACACGTATTGATTTAGTTAAGTCTCCATCCACTCTTGTGGTTGGTCAGAATGGCGCTGGTAAGAGTACTTTGCTGGATGCACTTTCGTTTGGATTGTTTGGTAAACCCCACCGAGCGATCTCTAAAAATCAACTGGTCAATACTATAAACAAAAAGCATACTATTGTTGAAGTTGAGTTTGATGTTGGCGTACATAAATTTAAGATTGTGCGTGGTATCAATCCAGGGAAGTTTGAAATCTGGCAGAATGGTAATATGATTAATCAATCATCAACTGCTCGTGACTATCAGAAGTTCCTTGAGACTAACATATTGAAATTAAACCATAAATCCTTCCACCAAATTGTAGTGCTAGGTTCTTCATCGTTTATTCCATTTATGCAATTAAATGCTGGTAATCGAAGAGATGTTATTGAAGATCTATTAGACATCAATATATTCTCTAAAATGAATAGTATCCTTAAAGATAAGATCTCTAAGAATAAAGAAGAGATCAATGATGCTAACTACCGCCTTGAGTTAGCTAAAGAGAAAATTACTATGCAAAGGAAGTATATAAGGGACATTACTGAAATTAATGACGAAGTAATACGCGAGAAAGGGAGTCTGGTCATCAAGAACAAAGATGAGTGGGTATTCTTACAATCAAGTAACTCAGAGTTAAGTCAGCAGATTCAGGAAAAGGAAAAGCCTCTAACCGATGCTCTATCAACCTTTCATGATAAAAAACAATCACTTTTAGGGTATTCTGCACAGTTTAAGCAGCAAATGCAGGGTGTAGTTAAGGACGCAAAGTTCTATGAGGACAATGAAGAGTGCCCGACATGCAACCAGACCATAAAAGAAGACTTAAGGCAAAGTAAGCTTAAATTAGCCCAAAGTAAGGCAAAAGAACTACAAACGGCTATGGATAAATTAAGTGTTGAAGGTGGTGAAGTAGAAGATTCAATTGAAAATATCAATACTCAATTAAGTGAAGTACGTGATATGCAATCTACTATTAATGCTAATAATATGGCCATTACTCGTTTGCAAAAAGAGATCTCAGCATTGGAAGCTGATATAAATAAACTTACAGGTAGCGAAGGAGATCTAGGTCAAGCTAATAAAGACTTGAATAGTGTCGTATCTGAACGTGATTCTCTTGGTGAGCTTAAACTTAGGCTTATGGAAGAAAAGAGCTATTCAGACGCTGCAGGTGAAATGCTAAAAGATACTGGGATTAAGACAAAAGTAATCAAACAGTATCTTCCAGTCATGAACAAGTTGGTTAATCAATACCTTCAAGTTCTTGACTTCTTTGTTTCGTTTAATCTCGATGAAAATTTCAACGAGGTGATTAAGTCAAGACATCGTGATGCATTTAACTATGCGTCA